GACTGCTCTGGGGTGAAAGCCCCATTGTTGTCGCTCGTCGTGCGATCGAACTTGGTTCGCAGCAGGAAATGGCTGGAGCGCAAGCGTTCCGGATGCCTGGTCTTGGCAAGATTGCGATTACCACGAAGGAAACAGTCGGCGGCGATGCAATCCGAGCGATGCAGGATGCGTTCCTACACGCGCATGGCAGCGTCGAGGGAATGCTTCGGCCCATCGTCGTGCAGAACGAGTCCGATGTGAAACAAGTCGGGCAGTCCCTTACCGATCAGGACTGGATCGCTGCAAGAAGATTCACGATCAACCAAGTTGCACAGATGTACGGCGTACCTCCGCAGTACCTCTACAACCTCGAAAACTCAACGCAAGAACAGACCAGCGAGATGTCACGGGCATACGTCGATACCTGCCTGGGGGCTTATCTTGCGAGCATCCAAACCGAACTCGGTTTCAAGTTGCTGCCGGGTCGTGAGTCGAACAGACGCTTCCGGGTCTGGTTTGATACGGCTCCGCTGGTTCGCGGCACGTTCAGTGAACAGGTCAACGCAATTCAGGTCGCAATCCAGTCGGGCATTATGACCCGCAACGAAGCACGCACCATGATGGGGTACACACCCCTCGAAGGTGGCGACGAGGTTCTCATCGGTCCCAACATGCTCCCAGTGGAGCAGAACCAGGAACAAGCAAATGACGAAGATCGAACGCCGGATACTTCCAGCGGGAACGATGACGAATCGGACGATTGAGGGAATCGCAGTTCCGTACAACAGCCTCAGTGTTGTACTCCGCGACAGACCTCGACCGTACCGCGAACGCATGGAACCGAGAGCCATGCAGATTGACGATTCGGTTTCGATGTTCATTCAACACGAACCGAGTTCTGTACCCCTTGGAAGAACGGGCGCGGGGACGTTGAGATTTGACGAGAGAGAGGAAGGTCTTGGGTTTGCCTGCGATCTTCCGGAGTGTAGAAAAGACGTAATCGAAGCACTTGAGAGAGGTGATTTCGACGGGTCTGTTTCTGTGGGTTTCATTGTTTCCGAAGGTGGCGACACCTGGAAGCACAATCGGGGAGCGCCATCAATCCGAACGGTTCGGAGTGCAAGGCTCGTCGAAGTTTCTCTGGTGACAAGTGGAGCCTACGGTTCCGCGAAGTCCCGTCTTACTTAGGAGTCCTCCAATGGACGACGCACGGAGTCTCCGCGAGCAGCGGGACGATCTCGCGGGCAAGATGAATGACATCTTGCTCCGCAACGACAGTATCGACGATATCGAGTCGATTGAACTTCTCGAATCGGGCGAGGCACGCCTGGCCGAGATCGACACCAAGATCCGGGCAACCGAAGCACGCGAAAAGGCATCCGCCATCGTGAAGAAGCCGTCTTTCGGTTTCTCCACTTCGCCGGGTTCGGCTCCCCGCGAAGACACCCGATACCGTTTCGAGAGGAACGGAACGGACATCAAGATCCTCGGCGGCAACCCTGACACCCGTGTCAACCCGCTCGGTCTTGGTTCGGATGGTTCGGACGCGACGTTCACCGCTACCGACGGACTCACACCTCCTGGTCCGGTCGCAGGTGCAAGCATCCCGGTCGATCTTCTCGGCCAGATGATTCGCAAGTTGCCCAAGTTGGCGGTCCTTCGTCAGAACTGTCAGGTGCGAACCTACAGCAACGACGTTGAACTCCAGCGTGTCAACGCTCGTATCGACATGTCCGGCGATGCGTTTGTTGCAGAATCGGGAGCCTACAACGAGAAGATTGGTTCCTTCGAGCGTGTGCGAGTGCGCAACTTCAAGAGTGCCGCCCGCACGAACGTCACCGAGGAATTTCTTCGGGATGCGCGTGGGAACGCTGTTGCAGAAATGCTCCTCCAGCACGCCGAAGAGCATGGCCTCTACTGGGATTCCGCCTACGCCACCGGCATCGGTTCGGATGACGCCCCGGAGCCGATTTTCCAGACCCCGGCACAGTGGGCAGCCGCGCAGGCTGACTACGCCGACGCCGCCGCCACTCCGACGGCAATCTTCACCACTCAGCACACTGATCTCGACATCAGCGTGATCGACACCGGAACCGCTGCCGAAGCGGCGAAGAATGTCACCCAGGCTCTCACCTCCCTTCGTTACGACAAGATCCCCGCGCAGTACTGGGGCGGTCTGAAGTGGATCATGGGCCAGGAGACGTTTGCAACCATCGCCAACATGGTTGACGGTCAGAGCCGTCCTCTGTACCAGCCCCTTCTCACTTCGACGATGGGCGAGTCGAACTACGTTGGAACCATCCTTGGTCTTCCGGTTTCGGTCAGTAACAACCTTCCCGGCAAGACCGCCGGAAATGTTGCTGCCGTCCTCATGCACACCGAAGATTATGGCATCTTCGACCGTGTTGGATTCGGCCAGTTGGTCGATCCGTACACGGACAGTGCAGCAGGCGAAGTTCGCTACCTCACCCGTATGCGTTCCGACGGTCGATGGCTGCGTCCCTACGCTGCCGGTCAGATCCACTGGGTCGCCTGATCCATATCTTTCTCTTCCGCTCTCCCGCCCTTCGGGGCGGGGGAGTTGGGGGTTTGCATGTCGCACTCGCTCACAAACGTCTCGGCGCATCCGTTCCAACTCTCTGAGTTCAAGGATCACATCCGTCTGGAAATCACAGACGATGATCCCGCTGCTCAAAGAAGTCTGGACACGGCTGTCTCCGCAGTCGAACGATGGACTGGCCGCCTAACCCGGTCTGCCACCATCACCCAGGAATGCGGGTACTACCGCCCGCACTTCCGCGCCGAAATCGCTAACCCCGACAGTATCGGCACGCTTACGCAGATCAACCCGAATACCGACGCAACCACGGACATCACTTCGCGGTTCTTCCTCTACCCGGCAATCGGGTGGTGGTATGCGTTCATCCGCCCACAGTCGAGCCTCGAAGTCAACGTCTTGGTCCGATGGGTCTACACGGTCACGACGCCGGAGATCCACCCTGACTTGAAACTCTGCATCTTTGGACTGGCTGCGTCGTTCTACGAAAACCGCTCCCATGTGGAGCAGAACATCAACCTCAGCAAGTTGCCGACCGGCTACCGATCGCTGCTTGAGAACTTCCGGGATGGCTTGATGTGAATAGTGGTCGCGCACGACATCGAATCACGGTGACTTGCAGCACGCCTGCCTCTGGAACATCGGGGCAGGCTGACTACATTGGCGGCACGGATACCGTCATCACTCGGTGGGGTGAAGTGCGAAGCATCAAGGGAAAACTTGATGACCAGGGTATGCAGCAGATGGAAGGACGCCGGTTCTTCCAGATAAAGATGCGGTACGACTCGGGCATCAACTACGGATGCCGTCTGACCTACAAGGGTCGGGAGATGGCAATCGAGCGGATCGAGGATGTCCGCGAAGTCAACCACGAACTGGTGATCTACGCTTTCGAGGTGGATCTCTGATGGAATACGGCGTCGATGAAAAACAGATCCAACGCGACCTCCAAAGGCTTATCGACACCGGCGGACTAAATAAAAGGTACGCGAAGATGGCTGCGCGGCGAGCCACGGAGGTAGTCGATGATGTCGCACGGGTTGGATACAGAAATGGTGCGTATAAATACGGAAGCAGCAAAACGCACCTTCAAGGAAACATGCTTACGTCCGTAAATAGGCCGATTTACATTGCCCGAGAGCGGTTTAGGAAGTGGGCGGGCCGACGAGGAAGCATCAAGTTTGCACCAAAGAAGCAGCGAAAAACAGACTTTTGGTTTCGTTCAATGGTCAAAAGAACCTCAAACGGAAGAGGCAACCCCTCGACTCTTTCGCATTTGATTGAAGACGGAGCAAGAAACTTCCGCACCGGCAAGAAAAACGTAGCCCATCAAATTAGGCGGGACGCATTCCGTCGAAAACGAATGGAAGCGTTGCGAGTGCTAGGAAAAGGAATCGAACTCGCGGTATTGAACGCGACGAAAGGGACCAAGATGGGCCTGATTGATTTCCGTAAAAGGACGCAGGCATGACCAGCATCCCAAGATACATCCACGATTTCCTAACCGATGACGCCGACCTCGACCCCCCGGTGTCCCCGTTCGTTCGTAATCACGCCGCAGGATTTCCCGCCGTGATCTACACGTTCGAGGGTGACGATTTCTTGAACCCGATCCCCTCCGTCACCAGCCCCAGGCTGGTGCGGTACAACGTGATGGTGCTTTCCCGAACCCTTGAGGAAGCGGAGACGATTGGACAGTTGATCGTCGTAGCAGCAAGATCAGAAGCGTGTCCGATGCGTGTGACCTCGGTGGGACGCGACTACGAACCGGCCTATGACGGGGAACGTCAGGGCATTTACATCCACACGACTTCTTTGGAGTTCTTTGCATAATGGCATTCTTACTCGGTAATCGTCTTCAAGGCACTTACGTTTTTACAAACGAAGCAGCCACTCCCGTGGAAGTCACAGTCGCTTTCGCAATCACTGGCTTTAGCCATAGCGGTGGCGATCGACCAGAGATCGACATCACGACTGGATCTGACAAGCGAAGGAAAGTTCTTCCTGGTCTTGCAAGCCCTGAAGAAATGACTCTTTCTGTCAAATACGAAGTTGACGATGCAGCAACTCCTGCTGTTGATAACGTCGTTCAACTCCGCGAGGCACTTGAAATCTGCGACCACGGCGTTCTCACGATGAAAATGAACGAGTCGAGTGCATGTTCAACGCCACGAACGTACCTTGCGGCAATGGACGTTGACGCAACGACTTGGAACTTCTCGACCGAACTTGATGGGATTATGGAAGGCGAAGTCACCTTCCGGGTGCGACACTGATGTTTGAACCCAAAAGAGAAACTCACATGGTCAGGGGCCAAGAGATCACCATCAGGGAACTGGAGGCTGATGTCTTGGTAAACATGGACGAAGCGATGTCCGCAGCGGTTGCGGCTTCGCTTGTGCCAGACAAGACCCAGGCCGAAGTGGCACAGTGGCCCGCTCAGGTTGTCACTGAGATTTTCGGACTCATTGCAACACTGAACGGGTGGGACACCGAGGGAAAAGGCTAGAGCCGATCGACATGCTGATCCATCGGGTCGCATCTCAGATTGGCATGATGACTCGGCAGGTTCGGGCAGAGATGAGCAGCAGCGAGTTGTTGGACTGGGCTGAATACTTCCGCCGCGAGGCGGGCGAGCAGACCGAAGAAGAGATCGCGGCAGCGATACGAGGTGCATTCAAATGGCAAACGTAGGCAATCTTTTCATCAACGTGACTGGAAACACGAAGGGCTTGACCAAAGCCCTCGGTTCCGCAAAGTCAAAACTCACCTCGTTCGACCGGCAAATCGGCAGGCCAAAAGGCGACTTTATGCGTCGGGCAAAAGGGCGTTTTTATGGTGCGATGGCAGAACGGCAAAGATTCAACCAACAGATGTCTCAGTTTATTGGCCCTCAACGAGCGGGACACGTTGAAAACATACGCGGAAGAATGGGTAAAAAAGAAAGGGCCGCACGACAAGCCTATCGAGGAGCGCAAAGAGAACAGGTAATGGGAAAGATGGCCGCGTCGAGTAAAATGATGATGACGGCGGTGCTTGGCGGAATTGGAATTTCCGTTACGGCTCTTGTTTCGATGTTCAACACTGCAAGGTCGCAAGCAAAAAACGCGGAATCTGCGGTAGAGGCGTTCAAATATGCAGGCCCAATGGGCGGAAGAATTGCAGCGGAAGAAGTGCAGGCAACAATGGACGCATTGAAAGCGGCGCAAGACCCCAATATAAGCATGAAGTTTCTTGAGAAGGCAATGCAAAAGAGAATGGAACAACAGACTTCTATCGAAAGTGGGGGCATGGGTGCATCAATGGACTGGGATATGTTTATCGCGTCCACGGGTGAGGCGTTCGCCCAGGCACTGAACTTTGCGGGCGTGATAGGAAGCCCCCAAGAAGCAGCAGTTTTTGCTAACGGCGGAAGAAACACCGGACCCGTTGGGACAACAGGAAACTCAGGCGGACCATGACTTGCACACCCACAATTACCGTTAGAAAAAGTTCCAATGCGACAAGCACCGGCAATCTTTTCCAGCCAAGCATGGCGACGGTCACGCTTGTGGTTTCTTATTGCAACGCATGCACTGAAGGGTCTAGCCCTCCAGACACTCCGTTTCAAGTTCTTGAGGATGTGAACGGGACGTACTGGGACATTGTTGTTGGGCGTCCGTTAGCGGAAATTGACGGCTCGGGAGTCCGTACCGCTTGGCTCCAGGCGTACAGCGCAGACATGACATTCCAAGACGTTTCAGACGTAAACGCTGGGACAAAAGATTACGCATATTATTATGTGCGCGATTACAACTGCCGTCAGATGGTGATGGCAGACCCAAACGTGTGGGAAATCGTTGTCAATGTCGCAATGATGAAAATCGACAACGCCGAACAGTTCCCCCATTGTTCGGTTGATATTCAAACATCAACTCGGATGGCAAGTGCTTGGCGTTTGGGACCGGGTACTACATCCGACCCGTTCAAGGTTCCCACTACAAACGTCACGGCCACCGGGCCAATGATGGGTAGCCTGGACGCAGATGGGTTCTGGGAGCCAAAATATTGGCGAGGCCAGGATTCAACTTACCAGGACATTGGGGGGTTTGACATAGACATCAACGGCAACCCCATGACGGTTGCCATCGAGCAAATACGGTTCACCATTTCTTTTGTTGTTCGTAGGCCGTTCATTGGCTTTATACCGACAACGGGAACTTCTGAAATTAAGACTAATTCATCTTGGGATGAGTGGGTGGGGAATGCGGCGTGCTACGTCAACAAGAGGAACGATGTTGCAATGTTTGGATATCGGCCCGGCGAACTTCTTTGCGAAGCGATCAATGTCACACCGATTGACGAGCAATTCAGCAAGGCGTCAATAGTTCTTGCTTGGGATGAGTGGGGGCATTTCGATCAACAGATTTGGTCGCCGAATGGGCAGATTGGCGAATTGTCCGATCAGGCTTATACCTACCCTGGCGGGAGCGCCGACCGCCCTATTCGTACAGCAATTGCGACGTTCTGGACAACTTCTTACCACGAAGCATTCCGAGTTGTACCAATGTCAGGGTTGATGCCAATGGCGGTTTGGTCAATCGCTGACGCCGCAATCTCAGAACCCGCTTGTTATTACCCGCCGGAATAGACCATGTTTACAGGCATTTGGTACGGGCCAATTATGTGCAAAGTCGAATCATCGACCAGGGTTTACCCCGGCGGGGTTGACGATGGCGTGGACCGTGGAAAGTGGGTCTATTCGATCAAAGCGATGAATTGGGGCGATGAGTATTCATTCCCTACCGGCTCGCAGACCGATCCTGGTTTCGAGAGTACGAAGGCCTTGAACCTTTGGGAACTCAACAACGACAACGTGACGCAGTACGGCGTCACGGTCGCGGGCCTGCCGGGTGACTTTGAACTAAAGCCTGTGCCTGACGGGTCGTATGTCATGGCTTGGACCTCGACTTCAAAGCCTGACACGCAAGGCTTCAAGTTAGTTGTGTTCCAGTACCCCAACCAGTTTGATGGTGACTGCTGATGACGTTGCAGAAAAAATGCTGCTGCGGCAAATGTTTCTTCGGGGCTTCATCATTAGACCCCGACGCGACGGCGTGCGCCCACAATCAGACGGAAATTCTCAAACTCAAGATACCCAGGCCGCAATACGACAACGATCGGTTTGTGATTGCATACGGCGGCACCGGGTGTTCTTGCGAAGGTTCCTATCTGAAAAGCACACGTTGCCCGGAGTCGCCAACTATTGAGGTGGAATACGACCACTTCCATCCGACCGGAAGAACGTACACCTGGTTCTATGAGAGGGATTACGAGGTTTGGCCTCCATGCGAGGGTGCGCCTTGTTGCGGTTATCAAAACTTGACTTACGACGATGCCCAATGCTGCCAAGATGGGGTCTTGTGTTTCCCTACTTATAGAACGTGGGACGGAAACGATTGCAGTAGATACCAAGGAGCGTCTATTGATCCGGGAACAATTCCGCACCTCGGCAGCCTCTCTGATTCAGAAGATTGCAGCGTCGGAGACAATTACTGGTTCTTGCAGGATGTCGCCAACCACTCAACGACGGCAGAGTTCAACCATTGGGAAGTTGTCGGGGGGGTCGTAACATCTGTTCGTCCTCGTTCGCTTGAACAGACGATGCTTTGCGTCGTTCACAAAGAGAAGTGGTGGGTTCGGGATTACAACTCCCTCAGCCAGACCGACAACCCGAGTGCCTCCGACATCGACAACGGGGCGTCAAATTGCCGGACCCCAAAGTATTGGGTTTTCGCTTGTTCTGGGATTCCACTGTACACATGGGAGATCAAGCAACTTTCCAGCCTGACCACCACCGAACAAGACGATCTGATCGTCAAGGTGACAAACGGCGACCCAATACCAGAAGCCTACGCGGACACTCTTGAGGCGGACGGAATCCTTTTCGCAAAGGATTACGGCAGGACAGACGGAAAGGTCGTAAAGAAGACCCTGAAGTTTGAGATAAGCAGCGTCCCCTATACGTCTATTGCTTACTTCTACGCTCGCCCTGGCGGGTGGACCTATGTTTGCCAAGACTGGTCCTCAACTCCGGCGGAACTTTCGGATTGGCCGCAAATTCCTCGGCAGTTTTCTGAGTCGTGCGATTTCGGTGGGGACAACGACTGCTTCACAGCATCGCCAATCCCCGGCAACGACTGCGAGTGCCATTTTGAAGGAACCATCCCAGCGGGATGTTCCGGCGACCCGTGCGATGGCGACTTCGCGGACGATTGCGACCCAGGCGTCGTTACAACATGCGGGACCGATGGTTGTGCAAGGGATACGATCATCGGAAACTGCAAAGGATGTTGGGTCCAGTTCTCTCAATACTTTCTCAAACTGCCAAGTGCGAGTTCTCAATACGGATGCAACGTGTCAAACAACGGCTACGTTTGCCGGGTAGACCCGACCGGCACCTGCGACTTCGGGCTTTTACCCACCGGGATATCCCATTGGATTCCCTCGGTGGTCTCGGGGTCTTACCGAAGCGGGAATACCAGCCTGAGCGATTTGTGTTGTGATGGCGATGGAACGATTGTAATCAGTGGTGCTGACTGCCCAGCAACAACCCCCCTTGCTGCTGACTGCGACGATCCACCAGTTTGGGGGCCAGGTGTATGACATATTTCAACACAAGACCGACCGTTAGGCCCGCCAAACCGATAAAGCACCAGACACCCCCCCCTCCCATGCGGGGCCTTGGGGATCTCGTGGAGAAGGTCGCCGAGAAAACAGGCATCAAAAAGGTGGTTGAGAAGGTGGCGGGGAAAGATTGCGGGTGTGCCGGAAGGCGTGATAAACTAAACAAGGCAGTTCCATTCGGGGGTAAAACGTGAGTTGCAATCCAACCAGAATCTTGTTGTCGAACAGCGGCACAACGACGATGAACGTCACGCTGACGCCAGACCCAGGCGGCACGCCCACGGTCACCTTTCAGGTGGACGGTCTGAGCATCACGGAGTCGGAGACCGCCTCCAGCGGCACGGCCACGTTCTCCATCCCGCAGGTGGTCGCTACCAATAACTCGATCTGGGACGCCACCCTTCAGGTGGACTCGAATACCCCGGTCGAGGCTTCGATCCAGGTGGTCGAGAGCAACGGCTCGCAGACCATCGGGGTCACGCTGAGTAGTACCGATGTGACGTACTGCTCGCCGTTGTCTGGTGGCGGGGGTGGGTCTGGCACGGTGACGAGTGTTACCGGGACGACGCCGATCTCGGTGGCGACCGGGACAACGACGCCGGTAGTGTCGCTTGATGACGCTGGCGTGACTACAGCGAAGATCGCTGATGATGCAGTCACAACCGCGAAGGTCGCCGATGGGGCGGTCACGAACGGGAAGATCGCTGATCTCACAATCCAACACGGGAAGATTGCAGACGCAGCCATCACGACTGCGAAGATTGCAGCGGATGGCGTGACTACCGCGAAGATTGCTGATGACGCTGTAACGGCTGCGAAGATCGCCGATACAACCGTGACGCCAGGAGCGTACACGGCTGCGGATATCACGGTGGACGCTCAGGGGCGCTTGACGGCAGCGGCCAGCGGCTCGGGTGGTGGCGGCGTTCAATGGGGGCAGCATCCCGGAACGCTAATCCGTATGTTTGAAGATTTTGCAGGAGGAGAAGGAACCGTCGACGGGAACGACTGGTGGTCGGGGGATAAGAACGGCACAGGACAACTCAAGCGCCGAGACGATCCCTCCGACTCTGGTGCCTTTGGGATGATGGGTCTCGACGCCACAAGCGCAACCGGCGCTGCAAGCGACTGGTGCAAAATTCAGTCCGGCCCTGTTTCGACGAATGGGAGCGTGCTTGCTGTTCCCTCGGGGTATGAGATCGTCTGGGAATGCCGAGTCAAACAAGACTCAACACCTACAACCGACGCATGGCATGTCGGTATCTGCGCCCCGGAAACGACCGGATGGCCCCAAGACTTTTTCGGATGGACGGAAAATGGCGCATCAGTGACCCCACATCGTGTCTTGTTGGGGTTCATTGCAGGCGAGACGAATTTTCAAATGAACAGCGGAAACGCTGAGAATTTGACACTCACCGCGAGCGATACAGGTGTCGCGTTCGCGGCTGATACGTGGGTGCGCCTCGGGATAAAGTGTGTCTATTCAGGCTCGAATAACGTCTGGAACTGGACCGCGTACATTGACGGTTCGTCTGTAGGAACGGGAACGATCACAACGGTCTACCCGTTGACCTGCGAGGTCGGGCGTCAACTTGCCGACTCTACCTCGAACGATGTTTTAGTCGATTGGATGGCGGTTCAATTCAACCGAACCACAGTCACCTACATCGAACACAGTGACGCATGACTCGCGTACTCGTCATCGGCGACGTTCACGAACCGGCTACCCACCCTGGGTATCTGGCTTTCTGCCAACACCTCGCTGAGAAGTGGGACACCGAACGCACGGTGTTCATCGGTGACATCCTCGACATGCACGCCATCTCGTTCCACGAAAAGCACCCCGACGCCCCAGGGGCGGGAGGGGAGGCGGACATCTGCTTCGAGCGAATCAAGAGATGGCATTCTGCTTTCAGCCCGGCCTCGGTTTGCATTGGCAACCACGATGAACGGGTCTATCGGCTGAGTTCCTCGGTGTCGATCCCCCCCCGGTTCATTCGCAATTTCGCGGATGTTTGGGATACCCCTAAGTGGAAGTGGGTGCGGGATGTCTTCATTGACAAGGTTCAGTACATCCACGGCACGGGGTTCGGTGGCATGACCCCCGCACTGAACGCTGCAAAGAAGAGCATGAACTCCGTCGTGTGCGGCCATGTCCACTCGGCGGCTGGCGTTCACTGGGCATGCGGCGGTTCCAAGAGCCTCCGCGTGTTCGGGATGGACTGCGGGTCGGGCGTGGATATTCAGCACGTTGGCATGCAATACGGTCGAAACCTCGTATCGAAACCGATGCTTTCTGCGGGAGTCGTGATCGACGGCTACCCCTATCACGAACCGATGCCGTGTGGGAGAGGCGAAGCATTCCACAGATCGAAGTTCAAGGATGTGGGATGAACAGAAATATGAGCAAACCGATGAGGGATCTCGTCGCGGCAGTAATCGAGTCGAGCGGTGCAGATGCGGTTGTGATTGCCTACTCGATTACTCGAAGGAACCACTCGAAGACGTTTCTCGGGGTGTACGGGAACAGCCTGGCGTGCGCCGCGCTCTCGGAAGAGGCGTTCAACGAATTGTGCGGAGAGATCGAAGACGAGGCGGATGCAGATGATGCAGATATTGATTGAGGCTTCAGGACTTATCATCGCTAGTGCCATTCTTTGGGCTGGCAAGGAGATCCACAATGCAGGAAAGCAAATTGGGCGCGTTTCTCGTGCGGTTGAGTCTCTTGATCGCCGCGTTGGTGATCTTGAGCGGATGTTCGAGTCTTCAGGGATTCGGAAGTCTCAGCGATGGGGCAGCCTCGACGAACGAGATGAGGAAGGCAGCGGCCCTCGCTCGGGCGGAGGCTGACGCTCTGGACCAGATTGCCGATCAGCAGGCTCAGGGCCTCCAGGACGCTCTAGGAGCCTCTCAGGGCATCGCTGAGGCTCTGGGCGCCCCTGAGGTGGTCACAGCCCTGATTGCGGGCGTGGGCGGCCTCCTGATCCCTTCTCCGATCCGGCGGAAGAAGCCCGCATTCGATTCAAGTCAGCCCGAGGCATAGGGAACTGGCGGGTTGAATAGAAACAACAAACCCCCATTGCTGGGGGTCTGTCGGAAACTTTGGGGAAAGGAGTTACCCGAAGTTTCTGTGCTGGATCACATTGCACCTTCCCAGGTGCTTGGGGGCGGGGGCTTCGGCTTGATCCTACCAGCATCAAGGTGTTGATGACACTCTCGGCAGCAGGGGTAAAGGTTTGACTGCACCCAGAACAGGTCTGGCCTGCGGACCACCGGCTCGATGTGGTGGACCGTCTCGGATAGCCGATTACAACTTCGGCACCGAGGTTCCTTCTTCAGCATCATGTCCCGAATCGTCCTCCACCTTCGGCTTCCCCGAGGGTCTCGCTTGCTTCCGAAGATATCCCGATACCGTGGCATCCGCTCGCTCCCGTGCTACCTGCTGTTCGATTGAGGGGTAGAAGTACGCATCATTCTTTTCATCGTCTCTGTTTGGTGATCTCATGGTATTCCTCAGAACGGGCAGTTGTAGTCTTCCATCGTCTGGACCTTCACATCGAAGGTTCCTGGGTCTTGATCCCACTGGCCGGGGACGTACTTCGTGATCTCCAGGCGTTCGATGCGGGAGTCATCCTTGATGCACCCATGCCGAACGAGCAGATCCAAGATCGGCTTCACGGGTCCGTCGATATCTCTCTTTCGCTTGTCGGGAAAACGAATGTGGATCACAACCCACAGCGGCACATCTTCCATCATCGGATAGGTCGGAATGTCATCGGCCATCTCGGCCTCCCACTCCCGGAACTTCTTTGTCTTGATGAGGCGGCCACGGCCCTTCATGCACATCGGCATGAGCCGGTGATTCGATGTAGGCGGTAGTTTTCGGGTGAAGATTTCAATCATGTCAGTTTGTACCTTGTGTTTCGGGTGTTTCCTTGTCGCGAGATTGCGTTCTTTTGCACCAGCGTTCGCATCGCACGTTGAAACCGAGAGCCTGAAAGGCTCGTTCCGGTTTCGATCTCTTCCTTTGTGAAACCCTCCCATTCTGAGGACTCAAGCGAACCGAGAATAGGCGCAGACCTCCGGACGAATGTGAGGATGGTATCGGCGTCATCCGCCTGAACCTTTCGCACCTTGCCAACCGACACACGGTCGGTCCCGTGATACTCAGCACCATCGAACCATAGACCGATGCGGGGTTCGATCTCGTCGTACCGACCGACGCCCTCCAAGATCCGAACGGACTCCTGGTCGGGAGCCTCGGGGACTTCCTCCCCTTCCTTGGGCTTCCGCAGGGTGAGGATGGCATCGACGTTCTGGAGGAACGCAGATGCACCTCTCGCCTGCCCGCCAGCCTTCCCCGTGTGATGAATCATCATCAATGCACAGTTGCCCTCGGAGGCGATGCGTTCAACCTCCATCATGGCGGAGAGAACCTCGGAGTTGTCGTTCTCCGAAGTCAACGCAAGGAACCGCGTGATCGGATCGAGGACCACCATGTCGATGTCGAAGTGGTTGACCACCTCGATAACAGCATCAACCCACATGGATCTCTCGTCCGGTCGCAGCGGGGCGATGCCCGAGTGACGGCGATCAAAGAGCCGGAACCAGTCAAAGTCTGAAAGGTTCTCGCCCTCGGAAGATCGAGCGGCATAGCAAACCTTATCCGCCTGCATCTCCTGGAAGAACGCATTCCACGCGAAGGGTGCTTCCTCCGAGAAGTACAGGATGTTCGCAG